CTTTCTAAGGCGGGGGCGGGGCGCGGTTTCTGTACTGATACCGCTACACGAAATCACGAATACACCCTAACTAGTGTTCATCGGCGGGGTTCCCAACTGTATTTCGTGTGGCGCTACCGCTACAGAAAGCGGAAAAGAGTTTCTGGACCTCCCCAAAACCGGCGGGGGCGACTATGAACCGGCCTTAGCAGTTCATACGCCCGCGATAGCGGGTTAGAGCCGTATTATCGCCCCGTGTACCCTACCAGACTAAGGCCACGGTTCAGACCGGGTAGAGAACGACCACACGGAGCGCATAACCCGCGCGTCTAAATAAAAGGTAGACCCCGCGCGCCCCTGGCTAAAGGAAGCTTTAGCGGAGTTATGCGCATATGCCGGTCCTAGCCCATGCGAATAATACCCGTAGAGCCGCTAAAAAAACCTATACCTTTCCCTTTCCTATACGAATCAGAAAGGTGCGTTTAGTGCCAAAAATAAGCGGACACTAGGCGCACCCCTGCCCTTAGCCGCTTAGCCTGCCGAATAGCTGCAAAACGTTGCTGTTTTGCTACGGTATGCAGCATGGCAAATAACCCTTACACCGATAATCGAACACAGGATAACGACAGTGATAGGGACTGGAGAGACCGCGCGAAGTGCCTAGGTGACGATACGGACAGTTACGCGGCCCCGGCGAATTCAACATTCATACACCGCGCGAAACGCGGCAATGAATCGCTACTGGAAATGTATAGGGGCTACGCGAAACTTTGTTCAGGTTGTCCGGTAATGAGTGAATGCGCGCGTGAAGCTATCGCCAATGAGGAAACCTCATTCGTGAGAGGCGGCGTTATGCTTTCATGGTTCGGAATCCATTGGCATATTCAGCGCAACGCGCTACAAATTGTGGCCGCGGGCGGCGATGAATCCGCCGCGCTGTCTGTAATCAGTCAGTGCTACAGCCAGGACCCGCCGCGGCCGCTACACGGGCCGGAGAGCCACGGGGGATACGGCCGGGGGCCCGGTAGGGTGAGGGGTGCCTAGTGGGGTCCTGGGGCGGTAGAGAGGCTACTAGGCTCACTAGAGCCACGCTGGAGCGATACGGCGATACATGCCACTTATGCGGCCGCGCCGGAGCTAACACGGCCGATCACTTATTGCCGCGGTCTAAAGGCGGCGACAACTCACTAGAGAATTTGCGGCCCGCTCACAGTCAGTGCAACTCGCGCCGCGGTAATATGTCTATAGTTGAGTACAATAAGCGCTACGGAAGAATGACACGCCGCGCGCGGCCGTCTCGGAACTGGTGACGCGGAAAGCTCGGAGCGGTGGACCCCGGCCCGAATTTTTTAAAAATGAGGCCGCCAGGCAGTCCCGCGCCCAAGCTATCTTCCCCCCCCGGCGGAACCTACCGGGGGTCCGGTCCCCCGGGGGCACCCCCCCCTAAATTTTGGAGCTAACGAAAATGTCAGATTTCCTTTTTGACGTGACACGCGATAACACCGGGCGGCATTCCCAAATGTTGGAGACCGCTATTTCCGCGGCTAAAGAAGCCGGGCGGCTAGAGGCTGTGGACGAAGCATTGCTTTCTATTGCTCGGGCTAATGCGGCGGCGCTTGACTCCGCAGAAAGTAGCGCGAAACCCTATTACCCAATTGCACAACTAACCGGCCCCTATCGTGAAGTGCTAGAGTCCTTGCGAATGACACCCGCAGATAGAGAAGCTGAAGCAAATGACCAACTTGGTGAAGCCCTCCGGGAGCTTAGTAACGCCACGACACGCGACTAGCCGACCTACCGGCCCTACGTGGGGTCCTGCCATCTGTAAGGTAATGGAAATGCTAGGCACTAAGCCTATGCCCTGGCAAGAATACGCGGCGGACGTAATCGGAGAGCTAGGACCGGACGGTCTACCCCGCTGGCCACTAGTAGTTATTAGCGTTCCGCGGCAGTCTGGGAAAACCACTTTGTGCTTGGCCGCGTGTATCCAGCGAATGATGACTGGAAAGGGCCGCCGCGTATGGTCCACCGCACAAACGGGCCAAAAAGCGCGAAATAAATGGCTGGAGCAAGTGGAAATCATGGAACGTGAAACGTTCCCCTTGAGACCGCTTTTTTCTAGCCGTAAAAGCCAGGGCAACGAGGAATTAACTATTCCCCGTCTAGGGTCCAAATTCAGCCCACACCCACCAACAGAGGATTCCCTACACGGCGAACAGTCCGATCTAAATTTTATTGATGAGGGTTGGGTTTTCGATGAGGCGGAAGCCGCGGCGCTTATGCAAGCTATCGTTCCTACGCAGACTACGCGGCCGGGCGCGCAAACTATCGTGGTGTCCACTATGGGGACCGCCGCGTCTACGTGGTTTCATGGTCTAGTAGATAAAGCTAAATTGCCGGGGGCGAATATCGCTCTCATTGATTATGGGATTAGCTCGGACGCGGACCCTACAGACCTGGATATCATCGCGGAATCTCACCCCGCTTTTGGGCATACCGTTTCTAAGGAATCCCTTTCTAGGGCTTTCGATCAATTGGCCCCGGCAGAATTCGCGCGCGCGTATGGCAATTTGCGCACGGCTAGCCGCGAAAGGTTCATTCCGCTGGAGTCCTGGGAATCCGCTAAAACGGATACACCTATACCGGTAGACGCGCCGGTCTCATTTGGCGCGGCGATTGATTTTGAGCGGACCGAAACAGCTATCGCCGCCGCCGCGGTAGTAGACGGCGTGCCACTAGTAGAAATCATTGACGTTAGGCCGGGGACTAATTGGGCGGCTGAACGGCTAATCCAGCTCTCGGAGAAACACGGCGGCGCGGTATGGGTGGACCCTATCGGTCCTAGTAGCACACTCGCAGACCAGATGAGCTTAGCCGGGGCTGATCTGCCGGCGGTAAAGGCTAGGGACTTGACAGGCGCGTGCGTGGATTTCATGGACAGAGTGAAAAACGCGGACGAAAACGGCGTGGCCGCGCCGAATATTGGCATACGTCAAGATGACTCACTTGACTACGCGGCCGAAATCGTGACGCAACGCCGTGTAGGTGAATCATGGGCCTGGAGCCGCCGCGGGTCTAGCGGCTCAATTGCAGCACTAGAGGCGGCTACACTGGCAGTACATGGGGCGCTACATAAGCCCGCGCCCGCCGCCGCGCCGCTAATCCGATGAAAGGTGACCATATGCCGAAAACCGCCGCCGCCGGGTATCTAGATATTTCGGACTGTTCAATACTCGCAGTGTGTACGAAATGCGCCGCGCGCTCTCATGTCGCCACCCGCGCCGCTGGGTGGACTTGGCTAGCGGTCCATCTCAAAAGCTCGCACGGCGATATCCACGCAGTGAAGCGGGCGCGGAACGCGGCCCGCGCGGCCCGATTTAGGGCGGCGCGTAAAGAGTCGTAACGCGGCCCCCCTATAGTTTTTGCTATGGGAATTTTTGAGAAGTTCAGGGACTGGATTATCCCCGGCGCTAGCGGCTATACCGCTATCGCTAGCCCGTGGAATCACTACCCTAGTCACCTAGCCGAAATTGCTATTCCAGATATCATTGGCGCGGCCCCGGCGGGCCGGTTGACTCGGGAATCTGCCTCACGAATTCCAGCGCTACAGCGCGCCCGCGGTCTAATCGTTACCACTATCGCGCGTCTGCCTATCGTGGCCGTAGACGATAGCGGCGAGGAATTCCCCGCCCCGGCGTGGCTGTCTAGCACTAGCGGGGCGGTTAGCCCTTTTCACCGTATGCTATGGACCGCTGACGATCTGTTTTTCTATGGCCTATCGCTATGGGCGGTGGACCGCGATAGCTCGGGTACGGTTACAGCCGCCGCCCGTATTCCATATGAGCAGTGGCGCGTGTCAGACGATAACGCGATTTTGGTAGACGATAGCCCGGTGAATTCCGATGAAGTTATCCTAATTCCTGGAGTCACAGAGGGTATTTTGATTCATGGCGCGGATTCCCTAACACAGGCGGTGAAGCTGTCGGCGGCGGCTAGCCGCGCCGCGGATAACCCCGCGGCGCAGGTAGAGCTACACCAAACTAACGAAGCCCCTATGACGAATGAGGAAATCGACGCGCTTATTAGCCGGTGGACTAAGGCCCGCCGCGGCGAAAATGGCGGCGTGGCCTATACGTCTAGCGGTATCGAGGTGAAAGAGCACGGCGCGTCTAACGAACATTTGCTTTTGGAGGGCCGTAACGCGGCGGCGGTGGATATCGCTAGGCATGCTGGTATTCCAGCAACGATGATTGACGCTACGCTAAGTGGGTCTAGCATTAGCTACCAGAATACGGCGGCGCGAATGTCTGAACTAGTTACTTTCGGTCTTTCCCCGATTATGGCCGCGATTTCCGCGCGTCTATCGCTAGATGACGTAACGCCGCCGGGCGTGAACCTTGAATTCGATACGACAGCAATGCTAAAGCGGCTGGCGGACCTTTCAGGACAGAATGAAACTGATAGCGGGCTAGAGTCACTGGAGCCTAACGAAGAGGTAGAGGAATGACACCAAAAATCATTGATTGGCACCAAAAGTTTAATTTCGGCGGCCCGCGTAAAAGCAAGATTCAGGCCGTGTTCATTCACACAACAGAAAACGATATTGGCACCCCGGCCGAAAACGTAGCTAACTATCAGATCAGGACTCGCACGGGTAGCTATCATTGCCTAGCGGATACCCAAAAATTGCTGATTGAAAATACGGACGACTGGATTACATGGTCCACTGGCAATTTGGGTAATGATGTTGGTCTGCACATTTCCTTTGTGGCGCGCGCCGCGATGACTAGGCAACAGTGGCTAAATAACCGCGCAATGCTTTCTATCGGAGCCTGGAAAGTGGCGCAGTGGTGCCGCGCGTATGGTATCCCCGCGAAGTTCGTTACAGGACCGGAGCTAGCCCGCGGCGTGAAGGGCGTTTCTACGCACTTTGAGGCCCGTATTTGGGGAGATACGGACCATACGGACCCCGGCCCAAATTTCCCTATGCAAGAATTTCTAGAAATGGTGCGTACCCACATGACGGGAAAAGCCCCGACTGGAGGAAACAGCATGACCGCTTTCCACGAAATCAATAAGCGCTTTAAATCTCGCGTACCGGGTTCAAATGTTGAAATGCGCCCTATCGATGCGCTGATGAATATTGACCGCCACACGTGGGAAACTCGGCAAGAGGTCCGCGAATTGTCTAATGCTATTCGCAAGATTTCGGAGCGGCTGGACAGTATCGAAGGAAAGAACTAATGGGCGAAGCATTGCTTTTGTGGGTAATTCTCATGGGCATTTCTACCGCTCTCGGAGTGATTGTAGGCGCGGTGGTGGCAGTAGCTTTTTTAGCTCGGGCTATCCCGATGACGAATAAAAAGGAGTAAATAATTAATGGCGGGCGAAGAAAAAGCAACGCAGGTACAGAACCCCCGCCGCGCAACAGCTAGAACTGTAGTTGTCGCTGTACTTGCGTTAATCCCAATTTTGCCAGAAATGGCCCGCGCCGCCGGGGTAGAGAATATCCCGTGGCTAGCCGCGTTTCTCGGAGTAGTGGCAGCAGTACAGCGCGTGCTAGTACTGGAATCCGTGGAAAAATGGTTGAATACGTATATACCGTGGCTAGCCGCGGACTATAAAGCCCCTAGGCATAGATTGAGAAAGGAAACGCCGAAAAATGACTATGCACCTAATCGCGTCGCTAGAGCCGCCGGAGAAGTCGGAGAATTCAAGGACCATTAAAGGGCTAGTGGTTCCTTGGGAAGAAATCGGCTACACGTCCGCGGCCCGCCTTAAGGTCAAGAAGGATTCAATAACTATCCCTAGTGATTTGAAGCGCGTAAAGCTTTTGCGCGATCACTCAAATGTTGACGGTTTCGCGCCGGTAGGATACGCCACGGCGGCCCGGTCTACAGATAAAGGTCTTGAAATGACTTTCAAGATTGGAGAGACCGCGGACGGCGATAAAGCACTAGTGGACGTGCAAGAGGGGATTAGAGACGCCCTTAGTGTGGAACTAATCGAAACTCGCACCTCAGGTGACGCTCTCACGGCGGGCACCCTTACCGCGGTAGCGCTGGTGCCTATTCCGGCTTTCAGCGAGGCCCGCGTTAGCGAAATTTACGCGGCGCTTTCTGATCTTGGCGATGATGTAACGCCTATTACTGATAATGGGATTTACTCGGAGGACGAGGACAGCTCGGAGGACGAGGACAGCTCGGAGGACGAGGACAGCTCGGAGGA